CTGGTCGCGTGAAGATCACGCCGAAGATCGAAATCAAAAAGGACATCGGCCGCTCACCCGACAGATACGACGCCGCCGTGCTCGCGTGCTGGGAACCGCTCGTAATCAAAGAGGGCAAGCCGCCGCGTAAATCGACATCGCCGCAAGGCAAGCGCGCCGCCGAGCTCGCGCCCGATCCGTACGAGGCGGCCGACACCGTCGACCCTTACGGCACCATGAAGATCGCGGCTTAGCGTCGACGCCGCCCCGATGCAGCCCCGTGCCGAACCACCGCGGCGGCGCGGGCGCCCGCGCCAACCTCGGCTATCGTGCCCTCCGGATGTGCGGCGACGGCGCCGACCCGGCGAGCCTAACGCCCCGGAAAACCCCGCGCAAACGCTCGGGATTTGCGCGCGGCGTTGCAATGGCCATACGATGCACGTATAGCCACGGCGTGGCGAGGCTTGTAGGGCGATGACCATACGTGACCGAGTAGCGGCGCTCTTGGGGATTTCGGCGCACCGTTCGCCGGAGCCCGGCGACTCGTCTCCGTCGCTCGGCGATCCCGAGATCGACAAGTTGCGCGAGGCGTTTGCTGGGCAGCTTTCGCTCATGCCGCGCTCGGTCACGCGTTGGTATTTGCGTGACGTCGAGTCGGCCGAGCACGCCGCCGACGCGGGCGACCTGTCGCACGCCGCGCGCCTCATGCGGAGCGCACACAAGGACGGCGTTTACAAGGGCGTCCTGTCGACGCGCACGGGTGGGCTCGTGCGTTTGCCCAAACGCTTCCGTGGCGATCCGGAAATCGTTGCCGCGCTCGACCGTGACGACGACGACACGCGCGGCGTGTTTGATGAAATGTTCCCGGCGACCGAGCTTGCGTTGCTTGCGGCCGACGGTCTCGAGCTAGGCGTTGGCGTCGCAGAACTCGTGCCCGTGGTCGGGCGGGACTTCCCGATCATGGTGCGACTCGATCCCGAGTGGCTTTGGTACCGATGGAACGAGAACCGCTGGTACTACCGATCGATCGTCGGGATGCTCCCGATCACCCCGGGCGATGGCAAATGGATCTTGCACTTGCCGGGCGGTCGCGTGTCGCCTTGGCAGAACGGAACATGGCGGGCGGTCGGTCGCGCGTACATCCGAAAAGAGCACGCGGCGTTTCGTAAAGACAACTGGGAATCGAAGCTGGCCAACGCCGCGCGCGTCGCCGTCGCACCGCAGGGCGCGAGCGAGGCGCAAAAAGAATCATGGTTCCAAAGCGTCATGGCGTGGGGCGTCAACACTGTCTTTGGAATGACGCCTGGTTACGACGTCAAGCTACTCGAGTCGAACGGGCGCGGGCATGAGTCGTTCACGTCGACGATCGAAGAGCAAAATAACGAATACAAAATGGTCGTCGCTGGACAGGTCGTCACGAGCGACGGCGGCACCGGGTTTTCGAACCAGGACGTACACAAGTCGATTCGCGCTGACTTGATCAAAGAGACCGCCGACGGGCTCGCGTACACGATCAACACGCAAGGCTTGCCGCAATACATCATCGACGCGTTCGGCGAGGACAAACTGATCCCTGGCGCGATCGTTGAGTGGGATGTAACACCGCCCAAGGATCGAAACTCCGAGGCGACCGCGCTAACCGCGACCGCGGCGGCGCTGTCGGGGCTCACGAAAGCCCTCGCGCCTCACGGACTGAAACTCGACGCGAAAGCGATCGCGGTCGCGTTCGGCATCCCCCTCCAGGTCGTCGGCAAGGATGACGACAAGCTCGATGCGCTCTCGTTCGACGTGTCGTTGACGGCTGCGCTTGAGCTCGCGCAGCGCGCCGGGCTTCAACCGACTGCCGACGCGATCAAGAAAATCGTCGAGCGCGCGGGCATCGAGCTCGAACCGTTGCCCAAGGGCGAGACGCCGCCCGTCAAAATCCCGCTCGCGCCTACCGACATCGCAAAGATCGTCAAACTCGACGAGGGGCGCGCGTCGCTCCAGCTCGGCGGGTGGGGTGAGGGCAAAGGCAACATGTCGATCACGGAGTTTGCCGCCTTGGCCGAAGCGGGCGGCGAGACTGAAGTCGTCGAAGCCGAGGCGCGCGCCGACGTCGAGGTCGCCGACGAGCTTGCCGAGGGCGACGAAGCAGGCGAGGCGGCCGAATGAAACAACAGCGCTACGCACCGCACGGCACGCTTGCGCTGTTGCCCGAGGCGTTCGGGATGATCTTCGACTTGCCCGATCGCATCGAAGAGCCCGAACTCACGGAAAGCGGTGTTGCGGTCGTGACGATCCGCGGGCCGCTGATGCACCGCAAAGAGTTTTTCTTCGACTCGTACGAAGCGATTAAAGAGCGCGTAGCAGCGGCCATCGCACTAGAGCCGCGCTTCGTCCTGCTGTCGATCGACTCGCCGGGCGGCGTAGTGGCAGGCACGTTCGACACGGCGCGCGAGCTCCGCAAGATGGCAGAGGCGGCGGGCGTGGACTTGTACGCGCACGTCGACGGGCACGCGACATCGGCGGCGTACGCGCTCGCGAGCGCGGCGACGTGGATCGGCGCGTCGGGCACGGCGATGCTTGGATCGATCGGCGTGATCGACACAATGGTTGACGCGACCGCCCAGAATCAAATGATGGGCCTCGCTATCGAGCTCATCGCCAGCGGCGACCGCAAGACCGATGGCAACCCAAACGTCGCGATTAGTGACGACGCGCGCGCCTCGCGGCAAGTACGCGTCGACGATTTCGCGCAAATGTTTTTCGCCCTCGTCGTCGAGCACGGTTGGGGCAAAAGCGTCGAGGTACTTGAGGCGATGCAAGCAAGCATTGTTCACGGCCTCGACGCGGTGCGCGTCGGTCTCGCTACTGAGATCGCAACGCTCGATCAATCGATCGCGTTTGCAAAGCCTCCGGCGTTGCGGACGGGAACCGAAGCGACAGCAACGAAAGGTAAATACAGCATGGCAACCCCGATGGAAGACGCCGTTGCTTCGCTCCGCAAAGCGGCCGAAGGCGACGACGAAGACGAGGCACGCAAGGCGAAAGCCGCGCTCAAGTCTCTAGGCGCCGAAGAGGAGCCCGACGCCGAGGATGATGACGACGACGACGATCCCGAAGCCGAGGGTGACGACGACGACGACGACGCAAAGGCCAAGGCGAAGGCCAAAGCCGATGCCAAGGCAGCCGCCGCGAAAGCCGAGGACGACGACGACGAGCCCGACGCGAAAGCCGAGGACGACGACGACGAGCCCGACGCCAAGGGCGCAAACGCGATCGCGGCGCAAGCGCTTGCAACGGTGCACGAGCTGCGCGCTGACATGAGGGCAGAGAAGACCGCGGCCAAGCGCGCGAAGCTTCTTGCGTCACGTCCGGACTTCGAGCCTGCGCTCGTCGAGGTTCTCCAAACCGCCCCCATGGCGACCGTGCGCAAGATGGTCAAGACGCTCAAGCGCGGACCGTCGCGCAAGCAGTCCGCTGCCGCCGCCGCAACTGCGACGGCGAGCGTGCGCGGCGAGGGGCAGGGCGACGGCACTGCATCGCGTTTGCCGCCCGAGCAAAAGGCCGCACTCGACGCGCGCATGGGCCTCACGGCGACGGCGCCGCAGACCGTGCACACCTCAACCCGCATGTCGTTCGGCGTGCACTGCCCTGTCGCTCCGGAAGGGAAGTAAACGATGGTCGCAAGAATGACTCGCAACGAGTCGTGGGCTTATTTCGAGCACGCGCTCACCAACGCAATCGCCGTCGAGCGCGGCGAAATGGCCGTGCTCGATACGTCGACGGGGCTGCTCACAAAGGGCGCCGTGTCGGTCACGCTACGCCCGATCGGGTACTTCGAGGCCGATGGCACGGGCGACGGGACGACGGAGTTTCGCGTTCGTCTCTTCGATGACATTCGGATCCATTGGTGGGAGAACGACGCGGGCACGCCGATCGTTGCCGCCGACATCGGGACCGTCTGCCACATCCTCGACGAACGCACGGTAAGCGGCGACCCGACGGCGCGCAGTGCCGCGGGGCGTGTGTGGGCCGTGGACGCAACCAAGGGGGTCGCGGTCGAAATGATCGGCTTCGACTCGGCAGAGAGCTAGCGCCAACAAGCGCGAGAAAGGATCACAACAGTGGCGCAACTCACTCCGCAATTCCTATTCGACCTGGAATCCAATATCCGGGTCATTTCCGAGAACGAGTACGAGCGACTCGTTAAGAACCTTTGGTGGCGCAGTGTCGCTAAAGTCATGCCCTCGCTGTCGAAAAAGGAGCGCATCAACTGGCTTCTCGACACCGCGAAGATCGAACGCCCCAACGCCTCGCACGGCGGCGGTCAGGCGATCTTCGAGGACATCGTGATGCAAACGACCGAGTACGAGAACGAGAACGCCGTCGGCGGGCTCGAGCTCAAGAAAGAGCAACTCGAGGATCTCGACGGCAACGGCGTCGACCTCGCGACGCACTGGGCTCGGCAGATGGGCGCACAAGCCGCGTACTGGCCGCAGAAGCAGATCGCCGACGCGATCAAAGCCAACCCGGTCACGTACGATGGAATCACGTATTTCATCGACTTCGCGGCGGGCGCCGGCAACCTGCACCCCGTCAACCCGTTCAACCTCCCCGCGGGCGAGTTTGCCAACCACCTTACGGGCGCGGCGTCCGGGATTTATCCCGGGGCGGTTCCCGTGGGCGGACTGACAACGCTCGACGTCGCGATCGACAACATTCAAGCGGCGCTCGCGTTCGTGGCGTCGCTCAAGATGCCCAACGGCGAGGACCCTCGCATGTTGAAGCTCGCGGGCATCTTGCACCCCCCGGCGCTTACCGCGCGTTTTCAGCAGATCACGCAAGCGCAATTCATCGCGCAAGCCGCGGCCAGTGGCGGCGGCTCGGGCG